CCCGGTAATTCCGTATTGCAAAACCACAAGAGATGGAGTTCCACGAGAATTAATTCAAGTGAAACAACTTCTTCAAAGTGGCGATGCAGACCTCCAACGCTTTGGCCTCACAATTACACGTAATTATGAGCAAATTTATACCAAAGTCGTATGGAACCCCAATCCTATTACAGATCGAGGTCCTAAGATATCGGAACAGTTAAAACTCGAGTTTAACAACTTTTGTTATAACTGGACCAATAAATTAGGGATCAGGAACCGTAATCTTCAATCATCAACAACCATCCGGTCAGGTATAGTTAAAGGTCCAAATGGACCCGCAATTGTAACTGCCCATCAGGATGCTGGTGCTGTTCTGGATGATATAGAACTTTCAACAAATCTTAAAACACTTGCTACCTTAACGGGTAACAAATGGATTTGGGAAATGTTGCAATTTCTTGGTCAACCAGAGCAGAACAAGGGATTCAAGTCCGGCCGAATCTCTCTCTTACAGGAGGGAGGAGGTAAGACAAGAACCATTGCTATTGCTGATTACTGGAGTCAGAATCTTCTAAGACCTATCCACAAAGTTTTAATGGATATTCTTAAAAGACTCGAGACAGATGGAACATTTTCCCACGGAGATCAGTTTAAAAGAATAATTCTGAAATCCAAAGGTAATATTACATACTGTCACGATCTTTCTTCCGCAACCGATAGGTTCCCTGTTGAATTACAAGAGATATTACTATCCCATGTGTTCAGCAAGGAGCTTGCCGATTGTTGGAGGAAAGTTCTGACTTCACGCTCATTCTCATATAGAAACACGCATGTTAAATGGGAAACAGGACAACAACTCGGACTTTTGTCTTCGTGGGCTGCCTTTGCTCTCACTCACCATGCTATCATTGAATTCTGCGCATTTCGAAAAGGGTTTAAATCCTTTAAGAAGTATGCAGTTCTCGGTGATGACGTTGCTATATGGGAAGAGGATGTTGCCAAACAATACGAGCAACTTCTCACAGAGATAGGAGTTCCTATCAACTACGATAAATCACTCGTAAGTGACACAAGGACCCATAGACTTGAATTCGCTAAGCGAATCGCGGTCAATGGAGTCGAGATTTCAGGTCTAAAACCTGCAATACTGAAAAGTTCAGATACCCTAAGTGGATATCTTGATCTGATCAGGACGGCAAGAGATAGATCCTGGAACCTTCACTGGGCCGATGTTTTAGGCCCG